GGGTCGTGCCGGCTTCCTACTTTGACGTGGCGGCGTTCGTCCCCGAGCTGAACTACGGCGGCGGGGCGGTCTGATGCCGCAGCCACGTTCCCCGGAGCTCGGCTACGCGACTGTTGTCACCGGCGCCCTCCACGGCCAGATCACCGTGCGGGTCTCCGACGACAGTGCTCCGTTCCCCGCGAATGCTCTCGACACGAACCGGGCGGGTGGGTACACCGCTGGTGACCGGGTGCTGATCGCCTTCCCTTCTGGTGGCCTCGGGGTTCCGTGCGTCGTCGGAGTTCTCCAATAGCACCAACCCGGTACCGTCCCGGCCGGACGATCCGAGGTCGATGGCCGAGATCCTGAGCTTCCCGTTCCGGCTCGACCCGCAAGGCCGGGTCGTGACCGTCACACAGGGCTCGGACCAGGCCAACGCCGAGCAGATTGCCGTGCTCCTCTCCACCATCCAGGGGGAACGGCACATGGCCCCCGGCTTCGGCATCCCCGACCCAGCCTTCGCCGGCCTGCCCGCAGGCGTCGTCACCGGCCAGGTCGCCCTCTACGGACCCCGGGTCGACATCACCGCCATCACCACCCAGCCGGCCGCCGGCAACGAGATCGACGTGACGGTCGGCTTCCGATGACCTACATCGCCCCATCACCCGACGTCACCCGCTACACCGACCTCACCGTCTACGACGCCGACCCGTCGACGCTCGTACAGCGGGCGGTGCTCAACGCCCTGCAGTACCTCCCCGGCCTGCAGGTCGTCGAGGGCGACACCGCCATGGTCGTGTGGGAGGGGATGGCACTGATCATCTCCGAGCTCGTGTACGCAGTGAACCGGCTGCCAGGCGCCACCGTCGAGACGCTCCTCGGCCTGTTCAACCTGCCACGCCTCCAGGGGACGCCGCCGACGACGAGCGTCACCTTCACCGTCGAGACGACCAACGGGTACACGGTCCCGGCCGGCACCGGCTTCCAGGTGTCGACACCTCGAGGGCCGGTGTCGTTCACGACCGACAAGCCGCTGGCCATCGCATCCGGGTCGACGACAGGCACGGTCACCGCGACCGGCACATCGAACACCGACCAAGCGAACGGGGTCGCCTCCGGCACTCAGGTGACGGTGACCCAGCCCCTGTTCGTCGTCACCTCCGCCGTGCTCGCATCGGTGGTCACGGCCGGTGCGCTCCCCGAGTCGTCGTCGGCGTGGCTGTCGAGGGCCACCACCGCCCTGCAGTCGTTGAACTCGACTCTGGTGCTCCCCGCCCATTTCCAGGCGTACGCCCTCGCGAACGGCGCCTACCGGGCCTACGTGGAGGACAACTACGACGCCTCTATCCCCGCCACCGCCGCCGGGGTCGTGTCGCTCGCCGTGCTCGGCCAGGGCGGGGCGACACTGTCGGCGCCGGCGAAGTCGGCGATGCAGGTGGCCATGAACGCCCAGGCGGTAGCGAACCTCCTCGTCCGGGTCGTCGACCCGTCCGTCACAACCGTCAACGTCACCGTGACGGTGATGGCCACCGCCGGCACGGACTCGACCGCCCTGCAGACAGCGGTCGCAGCCGCGATCCGCGGCTACCTGTCTCCCGACGCCTGGCAGTGGGGGAACGTCGTCCGGGTGTACAAGCTCGTCAACGTCATCGAGAACGTCCCCGGCGTCGACTACATCGTCGGGAACCTGACTGCCCCGTCCGCTGACGTCACGCTCTCGGGGTTCGGGCCCATCGCCGAAGCCGGCACCGTCACCGTCACCGTCGACACCCCCTGACCGGTCTGGGCTTCTTGTGTCCACCTTCGACAGCGGCGGCACATTCGACAGCGGCTTCGGCTGGGACGCCGCCGCAGACCCGTATTCGGCGACGACGCTCCGGCTCTACAACCGTCTCCCGGCCATCTACCGGGACGCCGACGCCACTGCAGGCGAACCTCCGAACGACTTCCCGCTGCTCCGCTGGATCGCCTCGATCGTCGACCAGGCCGGCGACCTCGAGACGCTCGTCGACAGGATCGCTCCGCCTGCATCGTCGGCGCTCACCGACCCCTCCACGGCGGACGCCGGCTGGCTGCCATGGCTCGCTCAGCTCGTCGGCGCCCGTGTCACAGCCGGGACACCGGTCGACCAGCAGCGCGCGGCGATCCTGTCGGCGGTGGGAGGTTGGCAGGCCGGTACCCGCTCATCGATCGTCGCCGCCGCCCGCACCCAGCTGACCGGCAGCCGGTTCGTGCAGCTCGTCGACCATGTCGGCGGCGACATGTGGCAGATGCAGATCATCACCCGGCCGTCGGAGTCACCGACCCCGGACACTGTCCTCACAGCGATCAGCCATGCCGGGTGCAAGCCGGCGGGGGTGACGTTCACCCACCTGTACTACGAGGCGTCTTGGTCGACGATCGAGACGGTCCTCGGATCGTGGGCCGGCTGGGCTGCGGCGGGGACCAGCGACCCTCTCCTCACTCCCGGTTCGTGGGGTGCGATCGAGGAGACCCAGCCGGGCGGGACGGCGGGCACCTGGTCGGCGGTCGAGACGGTGTACCCGTCGTGGTCGTCGTGGGCGACGGCCGGGTCGTGGTCAGCAATCGAAGCCGCCTGATAGCGGCAACCTGACGCTTCCGGGTCGGGACGGTTGATCGGTGACGATCAGCTCCACGCCGCGGTTCGGGCTCACCCAGTGGTCCGCCGACACCGACGCACCGTCACGAGCCCAGTTCGAGACCAGCTTCGCGAACATCGACACCCTCGCCGCGATCGACCTGCAGGGCGCCATCGCGTCCCGGCCGGCGCCCGGCACGGTCGGCCGGTACTTCTACGCGACCGACACGGGCTACCTGTACCGGGACAACGGGACGTCCTGGACGACGATCAACATCAACCTTGGGCTCGGCGGCGCTAACCCGACGACGTCGACTCCGGGTGACAGCGCGGGAGCCGGTTCTTCGACCTCGGCGGCTCCCGTCGATCACCGCCATGCCCGTGAGCCGTGGGGCACCACCGCTACCACGTCGACGCCCGGTGACAGCGAGTCGGGAGGCACGGCCGCCTACGTGGCCCGCGCCGACCACGCCCACGGCCGGGAGCCGTACAACGGGTCGGTTTCGAACTCGCACATCGGTGACACCGGCACCCCAGGGTCGACCAACACCCTCGCCCGCGGTGACCACGTCCACGGCCGAGAAGCCTTCGCCGGGTCCAGCGGCCACTGGGGCTCGTCGACCAGCCCCGCCCGCTCCGACCATGACCACTCGGCTGGCGGCGCTGCCTGGGCAGCGATCGCCCTCACCACTGGCAGCGACTACGGCGCCCCGTACGGGTCCGTGGCGAGCAGGGTGATGCCCGACGGGACCATCCGGCTCCGTGGGGTCATCACGATCCCCAGCGGGACCTCGGGGACCGCCAACCTGACCGGAACCAACGCTGTCCCATCACCGTCGACCCAGCAGTCGCTAGGGAACGTGCTCGGAGTCTCCGGCTCGTCCGACGCTGCCGGCGTGCTGACCATCACCACCTCCGGCCAGTTGGCGCTCGCGGTTACCGGCTCGTTCGCATCGACCGCCTACCTGTACCTCGACGGGCTCACCTACCCGCTCACCTGATGACGACGCACGCCGCCGTCGCCCACCTACCTGCGCTGGAGCCCGCCCCATGAGTCTCGTCATCGCCGACGTCTCCCAGTACCAGGGGGTCGTGCACCCCACGGGCCCGGACCCGATCATCGTCCGCGGCCACAACGGCTACAGCTCCGACCCCGACTTCGCCGCCAACCGAGCCGCCGCCCACGCAGCGGGGTGCGCAGCCGTCGGCATCTACCAGTACCTCCCCGCCAACGTCGACGCCGCCAGCGCAGCCCGGGCGCTGATGTCCGCTGTCGGCGTGCTCGCCGCCATCGAGTGGCTGATCTGCGACCTCGAGACCGGCAACGGCGACGAGCAGCCCCGCTGGCAGGCGTGGAACAGCACCGCTCGGAGCCTCACCGGCGGCAGGCTCGACTGGCTCTATGGCGGCGCCTACTTCGCCGCCACCCACGACCTCCACCCCGACTGGATCGCCGCCTACCAGGCCAAAGCCCCCGCTGGCAGCTACAAGCTGTGGCAGTACACCGACCGGCAGCCGTGGCCGTGGGGCCGCTCCGACGCCAGCGTGTTCGCCGGCAGCCTCGCCGAGTTCCTCATCGCCGCCGGGATCACCACCGTGCCCGTCGCCCCGGTGCCTCCTGCCAACACCCCGCCGCTCGTCAAGGTGACCGGCAACGGCTGCGGCGGCGACCGGCTCGCCGCTGGCATGGCCCTCGGCCCGAACCAGTACATCGAGTCCAGCACCGGCTGGATGCTGCTCATGCAGCCCGACGGCAACCTCGTCAAGTACCGGCCCAACAACGGCGGCCCAGCCTGGTCGATCGAGAACGACGGCGCCCACCCCGTCCCGGGTTCGGTGCTCATCCAGCAGGCCGACGGCAACCTCGTCGTCTACGCCCCCGACGGCCACGTCGTGTGGAACGCCGCCACCCAAGGCCATCCCGGCTACTGGGACGTCATCCAGCCCGA